ATGGCACTGAATATTCCATTCAGAAATGCGTACTATCGTTTTGCATCCAGTTACTCATTTCTCTTTTTTATTTCCTGGTCGCTGTGGTGGTCGTTATACGCTATTTGGCTGAAAGGACATCTAGGGTTGACAGGGACGGAATTAGGTACACTTTATTCGGTCAACCAGTTTACCAGCATTCTATTTATGATGTTCTACGGCATCGTTCAGGATAAACTCGGTCTGAAGAAACCGCTCATCTGGTGTATGAGTTTCATCCTGGTCTTGACCGGACCGTTTATGATTTACGTTTATGAACCGTTACTGCAAAGCAATTTTTCTGTAGGTCTAATTCTGGGGGCGCTATTTTTTGGCTTGGGGTATCTGGCGGGATGCGGTTTGCTTGATAGCTTCACCGAAAAAATGGCGCGAAATTTTCATTTCGAATATGGAACAGCGCGCGCCTGGGGATCTTTTGGCTATGCTATTGGCGCGTTCTTTGCCGGCATATTTTTTAGTATCAGTCCCCATATCAACTTCTGGTTGGTCTCGCTATTTGGCGCTGTATTTATGATGATCAACATGCGTTTTAAAGATAAGGATCACCAGTGCGTAGCGGCAGATGCGGGAGGGGTAAAAAAAGAGGATTTTATCGCAGTTTTCAAGGATCGAAACTTCTGGGTTTTCGTCATATTTATTGTGGGGACGTGGTCTTTCTATAACATTTTTGATCAACAACTTTTTCCTGTCTTTTATTCAGGTTTATTCGAATCACACGATGTAGGAACGCGCCTGTATGGTTATCTCAACTCATTCCAGGTGGTACTCGAAGCGCTGTGCATGGCGATTATTCCTTTCTTTGTGAATCGGGTAGGGCCAAAAAATGCATTACTTATCGGAGTTGTGATTATGGCGTTGCGTATCCTTTCCTGCGCGCTGTTCGTTAACCCCTGGATTATTTCATTAGTGAAGTTGTTACATGCCATTGAGGTTCCACTTTGTGTCATATCCGTCTTCAAATACAGCGTGGCAAACTTTGATAAGCGCCTGTCGTCGACGATCTTTCTGATTGGTTTTCAAATTGCCAGTTCGCTTGGGATTGTGCTGCTTTCAACGCCGACTGGGATACTCTTTGACCACGCAGGCTACCAAACAGTTTTCTTCGCAATTTCGGGTATTGTCTGCCTGATGTTGCTATTTGGCATTTTCTTCTTGAGTAAAAAACGCGAGCAAATAGTTATGGAAACGCCTGTACCTTCAGCAATATAGACGTAAACTTTTTCCGGTTGTTGTCGATAGCTCTATATCCCTCAACCGGAAAATAATAATAGTAAAATGCTTAGCCCTGCTAATAATCGCCTAATCCAAACGCCTCATTCATGTTCTGGTACAGTCGCTCAAATGTACTTCAGATGCGCGGTTCGCTGATTTCCAGGACATTGTCGTCATTCAGTGACCTGTCCCGTGTATCACGGTCCTGCGAATTCATCAAGGAATGCATTGCGGAGTGAAGTATCGAGTCACGCCATATTTCGCTATCAGGATTCTGTGTGATGGTTACATCGCCCGGCTCAGGGCTGTTTAGTCATCAGCGCTTTCTGACAGTGCTGAGATTTCAACCTGTTGCAGTAAAAATGAGTAGATATAAGGCAAGTGTGCTGCCAAACCCATCTTTTACGGGGTGAAGGTAGATTTCGTTTGAAGGGTATCTGGTGTCCCCTGCAGACATCTACTTGAGGCGGCAGGGGATTGATTGGAATGGTGTTTTTTAGATGTGAAAAATATTTTACCCGCTATTTTACCCATTGGCGCGGCTTAAGAGCTTATTTTTGAATTCACAATGGTCACGATATAACCATCTTGCTCGTCCGTGGATAACTTTGGCTTTAGGCAGGTCGCCGGACTTAATCCGGTCATAGATGAAGGTCTTACCGAAGCCAGTATCAGCCATGATGAATTTCAAATCAACCAGTGAATCAGGTTGTAGTTCGTGTTGCATGAGTGCTATCTCCGAATATGGAATCGAACCTGCAAATCAGGCAATAAAAAGCCGCATTGATGCAGCAATGGTAGGTCTGGATATCTTGAGAAATGAACAGGCCTCATCGAGTGTGAGGCGGGTTAGTCCTTGCGTAGCTCGCTGATTCTTCTGTAAGTCTCTGGTGCTTTGTTCCCGTACGTCTTCATTTCAGACTTCAACAGAGCAACGAGTGAATCCCATTCGTTGAGGATTCCTTTGAATGCCGGAACGCGCTTTGCAACCTTGTCGAATGAATCTCTGATTTCTGGAATCTGCTCAACAAGTGCAACGCATCGCCGAAAGTCTGCTGCGTCATGGGGAGCGCCGAAGTGATGACCATAGATATTCTTTTTCAGGCCACATGCGATTGAGGCAAGAGTTGCGCTACTGATGCCGACATCGCCAGTTGATTGCCATTTCAAAACCTTCATAGCCAAATCTGACATTTCTTGTCTCCATAAAACAAAACCCGCCGTAGCGAGTTCAGATAAAAGAAATCCTCGTCAGTGCGAGGATGCTGTTCATTGCTGCTATACACTTTTTTGCTCTCAACGTAAGCGGTAGCCCATTCTGTTGGGTTGGTCAGTTGCTTTTAGGAAATGCTCTTTACCCCTTAAATGTCGGCTGAAAGAGCTAAAATCCATGCAAAAAATTTACGCAATTTTGTGTATTATTGTGCAGTAAGTAATGAGCTATTTTCTGCGCAAAAAATGGATGGTAAATTTGTCCGGGTCAGGAAAAATTTTATGGGCGCTAAACATGAAAAAAGATTCGTATCCTTATTTGATTTGCATGACAGTTTCAGGGCTGATCTTTATTTTCCTTTTCTTCTGGTGGCGGGCAGATATCTACAGGGTCACGTTTCTTAATCAGAGTATATCCCACTATTACATTCTGTTTAGCATGGGAATAGCTTTTCTGTTATCTCTGTTTTGGGTTAAGAAGGGGATAGTAAAACAAAGAGGCTGGAAGAGTCTGTCAGCATACCTTAAGGTTTATGCAGGGATGTGCATATTTGCTGGATTTTTTCTGATTATACTCCTTACGACACTAACTTATTTTTTGCCTGGAGAGACATCGTCTTATGTTGCACCGTATCGGTATACTTCCGGTAGTTCAAAAAGTTGTTCTGGAGCTGAGGTGGATGACCCCGATCTACATGAGAATATTCGCATTTGCTATCCGTATGGCAATTATGAGTACGATAATATTATCTATGTTGAAAAGAAAATTAATATATTAGGTGCGGTAGTGACATATGCACAGACCGCGCGTGATGATACTGAATGATATAGTATATAGCGGGCAAGTTTTAGTTAATTTATCGAGGTAATATAATTTACCTCGACTCGTTTGTTCTGGTATTAATATTTCGCTTTACGACCGATTTTTATCTGATGATATCATGCGGTTTTCATATACTGACTTACTGTCTTTTCTCCGTTAGCGATTTTCTCCTGCTCAGCGATGATTTTATCTTTGGCTTCTAGTTAATTTCGCTCACTTCGAACCTCTCTGTTTACTGATAAGCTCCAGATCCTCCTGGCAACTTGCACAAGTCCGACAACCCTGAACGACCAGGCGTCTTCGTTCATCTATCGGATCGCCACACTCACAACAATGAGTGGCAGATATAGCCTGGTGGTTCAGGCGGCGCATTTTTATTGCTGTGTTGCGCTGTAATTCTTCAATTTCTGATGCTGAATCAATGATGTCTGCCATCTTCCATTAATCCCTGAATTGTTGGTTAATACGCTTGAGGGTGAATGCGAATAATAAAAAAGGAGCCTGTAGCTCCCTGATGATTTTGCTTTTCATGTTCATCGTTCCTTAAAGACGCCGTTTAACATGCCGATTGCCAGGCTTAAATGAGTCGGTGTGAATCCCATCAGCGTTACCGTTTCGCGGTGCTTCTTCAGTACGCTACGGCAAATGTCATCGACGTTTTTATCCGGAAACTGCTGTCTGGCTTTTTTGATTTCAGAATTAGCCTGACGGGCAATGCTGCGAAGGGCGTTTTCCTGCTGAGGTGTCATTGAACAAGTCCCATGTCGGCAAGCATAAGCACACAGAATATGAAGCCCGCTGCCAGAAAAATGCATTCCGTGGTTGTCATACCTGGTCTCTCTCATCTGCTTCTGCTTTCGCCACCATCATTTCCAGCTTTTGTGAAAGGGATGCGGCTAACGTATGAAATTCTTCGTCTGTTTCTACTGGTATTGGCACAAACCTGACTCCAATTTGAGCGAGGCTATGTGCCATCTCGATACTCGTTCTTAACTCAACGGGAGATGCTTTGTGCATACAGCTCCCCGTTTATTATTTATCTCCTCAGCCAGCCGCTGTGCTTTCAGGGGATTTCGGATAACAGAAAGGCCGGGAAATACCCAGCCTCGCTTCGTAACGGAGTAGACGAAAGTGATCGTGCCTACGCGGATATTATCGTGAGGATGTTTCATCGCCATTGCTCCCCAAATACAAAACCAATTTCAGCCAGTGCCTCGTCCATTTTTTCGATGAACTCCGGCACCATCTCGTCAAAACTCGCTATATACTTTTCATTCCGCTCAATCACGACATAATGCAGGCCTTCACGCTTCATACGCGGGTCATAGTTGGCAAAGTACCAGGCATCTTTTCGCGTCACCCACATGCTGTACTGCACCTGGGCCATGTAAGCCGACTTTATGGCCTCGAAACCACCGAGCCGGAATTTCATGAAATCCCGGGAGGTAAACGGGCATTTCAGCTCAAGGCCATTGCCGTCACTGCATAAACCATCGGGAGAGCAGGCGGTGCGCATACTTTCGTCGCGATAGATGATCGGGGATTCAATAACATTTACGCCGGAAGTGAACTCAAACAGGGTTCTGGCGTCGTTCTCGTACTGTTTTCCCCAGGCCAGCGCTTTAGCGTTAACTTCCGGAGCCACACCGGTGCAAACCTCAGCTAGCAGGGTGTGGAAGTAGGACATTTTCATGTCAGGCCACTTCTTTCCTGATCGGGGCTTTGCTATCACGTTGTGAACTTCTGAAGCGGTGATGACGCCGAGCCGTAATTTGTGCCATGCATCATCCCCCTGTTCGACAGCTCTCACGTCGATCCCGGTACGCTGCAGGATAATGTCCGGTGTCATGCTGCCACCTTCTGCTCAGTGGCTTTCTGTTTCAGGAATCCAAGAGCTTTCACTGCTTCGGCCTGTGTCAGTTCTGACGATGCGCGAATGTCGCGGCGAAATATCTGGGAACAGAGCGGCAATAAGTCGTCATCCCATGTTTTATCCAGGGCGATCAGCAGAGTGTTAATCTCCTGCATGGTTTCATCGTTAACCGGAGTGATGTCGCGTTCCGGCTGACGTTCTGCAGTGTATGCAGTATTTTCGACAATGCGCTCGGCTTCATCCTTGTCATAGATACCAGCAAATCCGAAGGCCAGACGGGCACACTGAATCATGGCTTTATGCCGTAACATCCGTTTGGGATGCGACTGCCACGGTCCGGTGATTTCTCTGCCTTCGCGGGTTTTGAATGGTTCGCGGCGGCATTCATCCATCCACTCGGTAACGCAGATCGGATGATTGCGGTCTTTGCGGTAAATCCGGCATGTGCAGGATTCGTTGTCCTGTTCAAAGTCCATGCCGTCAAACTGCTGGTTTTCGTTGATGATGCGGGACCAGCCATCAACGCCCACCACCGGAACGATGCCGTTCTGCTTATCAGGGAAGGCGTAAATTTCTTTCGTCCACGGATTAAGACCGTACTGGTTGGCGACGATCAGCAATGCGATGAACTGCGCATCGCTGGCATCACCTTTAAATGCCGTCTGGCGAAGAGTGGTGATCAGTTCCTGTGGGTCGACAGAATCCATGCCGACTCGTTCAGCCAGCTTCCCAGCCAGCGTTGCGAGTGCTGTACTCATCCGTTTTATACCTCTGAATCAATATCAACCTGGTGGTGAGCAATGGTTTCAACCATGTACCGGATGTGTTCTGCCATGCGCTCCTGAAACTCAACATCGTCATCAAACGCACGGGTAATGGCTTTTTTGCTGGCCCCGTGGCGTTGCAAATGATCGATGCATAGCGATTCAAACAGGTGCTGGGGCAGGCCTTTTTCCATGTCGTCTGCCAGTTCTGCCTCTTTCTCTTCACGGGCGATCTGCTGGTAGTGACGCGCCCAGCTCTGAGCCTCAAGACGATCCTGAATGTAATAAGCGTTCATGGCTGAACTCCTGAAAATGGCTGTGAAAATATCGCCCGCGAAATGCCAGGCTGATTAGGAAAACAGGAAAGGGGATTAGTGATTCAGGCCGTTACCGCGTCCGTCGAGAAAAACTTCCACGAGCAAATCACGGGTATAAGTGCGCTCGATGCCGCGATGCAGATAAAGCCGTCCGCGTAAATTAGCTGATGCAGTCCAGGTACCATCTTTGTGTTTGACCAGCATTCCTGGCATGACCGCACCTCGATTAACGGTCTGCGTTCCATAATGTTGATGAACCATAAAAACTCCTGCCCGTAAGCTGGGCTGCTGAACATATAGAGACTTCTGCGCGTATTCAGGCGGTGGATGGCCGCCGGTTGTCATAACTAAGCCGCCTCGTTGAAGCGACTAAGGTATGAAATGTTGAGTTAATTTCAGCTGGTCACACCGACGTTCACGCGTCCGTTTCACCCCTCGCACTCCCCGAAGCCTGCTGAAATTCAAACTGCGGATCTAAGCGGTCATCGCAACGGTGAATCAGGTAGTTGCCGTATCGTTGTGTTGTTGCGATGAACTTATTTAAAACTATAGTTGTTTTATCGTCAACAACAAAAGTTGTTTTATTGGTTGTTTTAGATATAACTGGTTGTATTTAGGATGGATTTATTTTGTGACTTGCATCGCACAGCGATAACTGAAGCGAGGTCGTGGTGGTTTTTTGAACGGTTTGTGTGATGAGGGGAGGCAAAAGAAAACCCGGCACGACGGCCGGGGAAATCATTTCGCATCTACAATAAATAACCTGTTTATCTGGCCTTTTTTAACAGTAGCCTTTGCGGTTATAGTGAATACTGCAGATGGATCACCTTTGGTTGATATATATGCACTAAGAGCTCTAATATACGGGTTATTCTTCTTTCCTGCAGCTGGATCGCTAATTTCAGCAGTGATTCTCTTTTTTGAGTCATCACCATCTAAAATTATTTTAGCTGTCATATTTTGTGCATCAAATTCTGTAAGAAAAGCACGATACTCACGAAGACCGAGAACTTCATCATCATCAAGCCTATCAATTTCAGCTTTATCTCTCTCGTTAACTTTTAGAAGGCAGCCGTCAACATTTGTTGCAACACTTATCTGATCGCAAGTATTACCAATAGGTGATACTGCCTGCCTTACAGAGGGGCGAAGCTCTACAGCCATTCGGTCAATCAAAGAGATCAACTTATCAATGGTTCCAGCATCCTTGTTTCCTAGTGCCTCTATGGCCTTTTCAAGTGACTGCTGCAAAGCTTTCATTTCATCTTTCTTGTTAGAATTTCTCGCAAAAATATATTGTAGTATTGCGCCAAGTATAGTTGCGGCGATCCCCGAGAACAACTGGTTCTGAGTGGCGAAGTTAAGAACTGCTTCAAGAGTAAAGCAGTTAGCTTTTGCTTCGCGTGCGTAAACCTTAACCTCCTGATAATTAATGTATTTACTATATTTTTGTGTAACAGAGAAAGAAGCTGCTGTTGAGAGAACTTTAGAAAAACCCTTTAGGGATTCTCCTAGGCAGTTCAAATCTATTTCATGATTTAAAGCATCTTTTCCGTCATACCTAAGAGAGATTTTTATATCCTGTAAAGCGTCACAATCCATAAATCGCTCTCGTCTAATTCTAATTAAATTTACTATCCCCTAAACGACTCATCAGCACAGTACTGATTATCCATGTTTCCTGTACGTCTGGGGCATGCTCCCAATAACCTTACCGAAGATGAACACCCGGTTCATCTCGTCTTTCTCGATCGGGTCCCACGGTGAGTAGCTCTTGTTATCAGAGATAACCAGCAGCTTATCCTTCATCATTTGCAGGCGCTTTACATGGGCTGTGTCGTCGTACAGAAACGCATAGATACCATCACCGTCGAAAGATTTAACCGTGATATCAACGAACAGCAGATCACCTGGTTCGATCGTTCCTGACATGCTGTCACCACGCACGTTAATGATGCGGATATTTTCCGCCTTCCTACCATCGAACATGTGACGAGCATCGTCAAACGAGTACTCAACCGAGCGTAGAACTTCTACAAACTCACGGTTGATGACTCCCGGCCCAGCACTGACTTCTATATCAAGAACGTCAATCTTGAAGTATTTGGAATGGCTGACAGTTGATTGTATTGGTTGCACTGTACTGTCTGACATATTTCCAACGCCAGAAGATAACCATTCTGCGCGCACACCCAAAGCGTTCGCGATCTCCACGATTTTAGTTGTTTGATTAGCTTTCCCTGTTTCGATTTTCTGAATAGCAGCCTGGCTAACCCCGACCAAATCCCCAAGCGCCTTTTGTGTAAGGCCTCGCGCTAATCTGGCTTCTTTAAGTCTTTCTGAGAGTGTTGTTTTCATAGTCCAAATGTACAACCAAGGTTTTATTCCATCAAACGAAAATGGTTGTTGACTAAAAACAACCATAGTTTTAATCTTGATTCAAATTAACCACGGAGGTTGTTATGAACCCAGCTATCAAAACAGCGATCAATATCGTTGGTTCACAAAAGAAACTGGGCGCTGCTTGCGAAGTTTCACAGCAGGCCGTCTATAAGTGGCTTCACAACAAAGCAAAGGTATCCCCTGAACATGTCGGCAGCATTGTTACGGCTACTGGTGGAGTAGTGAAGGCATACCAGATTCGCCCGGATCTTCCGAAGTTGTTTCCACACACCGAAAAGAACGCAGCTTAAATTTCCATTTCACGCTCTTTAACAATAAGCAATCAACTTAACAGTCAATTCAAACTAAAGGAGTCAATTATGCAACCACTTACATACCAACAGACTAGCGGATTTAGCCCGACTGCGGTGATAAATCGTTCTCAAACAAAACAGGTGCCAGGCCACGAAAAAATCCGTGATGCCGTCCGCGCCTGGTCGGCTGTAGATAATCAGGATGTCGTTGCCACACTCATTGTGAATGAGTATCGGGAGCAGGGCGGCGGCACCATCGATTTCCCTGATGATGTCAGCCGTACACGCCAGAAGCTGTTCCGCTTCCTCGATAACAAATTCGATTCTGAAAAATACCGAAATAACGTGCGTGAACTGACCCCGGCAATTCTGGCGGTACTACCGCTGGAATATCGCGGTTACCTGGTTGAGCAGGATAGCTTCATGGCTAGGTTGGCTGAAATGGAAAAGGAACTCAGTGAGGCAAAACAGGCTGTCATTCTCAACGCACCACGCCACCAGAAACTGAAGGAAATTAGTGAAGGTATTGTGTCGATGTTTCGTGTGGACCCAGATCTGGCTGGTCCATTGATGGCGATGGTTACTACCATGCTGGGGGCGATATGACAGGTTCAGAAATGGCGAAAGCCGGTCTGCTGGAACAGAACCGACTTTCAGGTGCAAATCGTAACACACTCATTGCGGGAGGAATTATGGCAAACACTGCTGAGATATTCAATTTTCCAGTGCCGGATGCGGCACAAAAGGAGCCGCGCGTGGCAGATCTCGATGATGGTTATACGCGCATTGCAAATGAGTTGCTGGAAGCTGTGATGCTGGCCGGATTAACACAGCACCAGCTTCTGGTCTTCCTAGCTGTCATGCGCAAAACATATGGCTTTAATAAAAAACTGGATTGGGTGAGCAACGAGCAACTGTCCGAATTGACCGGGATATTGCCGCACAAGTGTTCTGCTGCAAAAAGTGTTCTGGTAAAGCGTGGGATTCTTATTCAGAGCGGGCGGAATACCGGCATTAATAATGTGGTCAGTGAATGGTCAACATTACCCGAATCAGGTAAGAAAAATAAAGTTTACCTGAAAGAGGTAAATTTACCTGAATCAGGTAAAAAAAGTTTACCCAAATCAGGTAAAGACGTTTACCCGAATCAGGTAAACACAAAAGACAAACTAACAAAAGACAATATAAAACCTTTTTCGTCCGAGAATTCTGGCGAATCCTCTGACCAGCCAGAAAACGACCTTCCTGTGGAGAAACCAGATGCTGCAATTCAGAGCGGCAGCAGGTGGGGGACAGCAGAAGACCTGACCGCCGCAGAGTGGATGTTTGACATGGTGAAGACCATCGCGCCATCAGCCAGAAAACCGAATTTTGCAGGGTGGGCTAACGATATCCGCCTGATGCGTGAACGTGACGGACGTAACCACCGCGACATGTGCGTGCTGTTCCGCTGGGCATGCCAGGACAACTTCTGGTCCGGTAACGTGCTAAGTCCGGCCAAACTCCGCGACAAGTGGACCCAACTCGAAATCAACCGTAACAAGCAACAGGCAGGCGTGACAGCTAGCAAACCAAAACTCGACCTGACAAACACAGACTGGATTTACGGGGTGGATCTATGAAAAACATCGCCGCACAGATGATTAACTTTGACCGTGAGCAGATGCGTCGGATCGCCAACAACATGCCGGAACAGTACGACGAAAAGCCGCAGGTACAGCAGGTAGCGCAGATCATCAATGGTGTGTTCAGCCAGTTACTGGCAACTTTCCCGGCGAGCCTGGCTAACCGGGACCAGAACGAACTGAACGAAATCCGCCGCCAGTGGGTTCTGGCTTTCCGGGAAAACGGGATCACCACAATGGAACAGGTTAACGCAGGAATGCGCGGAGCCCGTCGGCAGAATCGACCATTCCTGCCATCACCCGGGCAGTTTGTTGCCTGGTGCCGGGAAGAAGCATCCGTTACCGCCGGGCTGCCAAACGCCAGCGAGCTGGTTGATATGGTTTACGATTATTGCCGGAAACGTGGCCTGTATCCGGATGCAGAGTCTTATCCGTGGAAATCAAACGCGCACTACTGGCTGGTTACCAACCTGTATCAGAACATGCGGGCCAATGCGCTGACTGATGCGGAATTACGGCGCAAGGCTGCCGATGAACTGGCCTGTATGGCAGCGCGAATTAACCGTGGTGAGGCGATACCTGAACCAGTAAAACAACTTCCTGTCATGGGCGGTAGACCTCTAAATCGTGCACAGGCTCTGGCGAAGATCGCAGAAATCAAAGCTAAGTTTGGGCTGAAAGGAGCAAGTGTATGACGGGCAAAGAGGCAATTATTTATTACCTGGGGACGCATAAGAGCTTCTGTGCGCAGGACGTTGCCGCGGTAACAGGCGCAACAGTAACCAGCATAAATCAAGCTGCGGCTAAAATGGCGCGGGCAGGAATCTTGGTCATTGATGGTAAGGTCTGGCGAACGGTGTATTACAGATTCGCTACCAGGGAAGAACGGGAAGGAAAGGTGAGCACTAACCTGATTTTTAAGGAGTGTCGCCAGAGTGCCGCGATGAAGCGGGTGTTGATGGTTTGGGGGAGGGTAGGGGTATGAGCATGATGGATTTCGCAGAAACTAAAAAGGCTATCGACGCCATCACAACCGACTGGTCTATCCGAGGACCGTATCACGAAGACGACGGGAAATATTACGCCTTGCTTCGTGGAGAGTGGGTTGGTGGCGGGTATATCGGAAAACGGAAAGCCCTTGATGCCATTCTCGAAAAGTTAATCCAGGAGGCCGCCCAATGAGCAACATCGACAAACCAATGACAAACCGTGAACTGGTGGATGCCGCCATTGAATTGGCCGGAGAGTTTTATGCGATGCAGGGCTATTCGCATCGTCCTGGCTTCAAGTATTGGCAATCTCCGCACCCGCATGAGCGCCTGTGCTTTGAAATGGTCTTGTGTGGCATTCGAAACCATTCGCGGCTCAGATGTAATGGACGCCGTATCTGAGTTGGAGGATGAAGAATAAGCAACATCGACAAACGCGCATTACGTGAAATCGCTGAGGCAGCAGTTGGTGCACATGAGCGCCTTAGTGTTATGCCGCCTGATGACATTTTCGATATCTCACTGGCAGAAGGAACTCAGCTTGATGCAGATATCACTGCCTTGAACGCGCTGAACTCCGTAGCCAACCCAGCCACAGTGCTGGCGCTGCTGGATGAGCTGGAAGCCAAAGACCAGAGGATTGCTGTGCTGACCGAATCGCTCAAGCAGACGGTTTCAGGATACAAATCCTGCCTGCGTACCGGACATGAGCGCATTCTTGACCTTGGCGGTGACTGTGACGCGCCAGAAGTGATGATTGCAGGCAATCCTGACATTCAGCAGGCGCAGAAGCTGATCGCCGCCGCATCCGGTAAAGGAGAGGCATCATGAGCACTATTACCAAACAATGGCTGCAGCAGAAAATTGCCGACATGGAAGCAGCCAGAGATGAAATCCCGTTCGGTCTGGACGAAGGCGACAGCAACACGCTGGCGGCACTGCGTATCGCGCTGGCATCGCTCGAAGCGGAGCCTGCCATTCACCGGTGGCGTCGTGTGACCTCTGAGCCATACGGCCCCTATCCTTGGCATTATGGTGATTTTATCGGCTTCTCAAAGCCCGTTGATGGGATTGAGGATGAGTATTTTTACTCCGCCCCGCCAGAGCCAGCCAATGCCGAAACCGTAGCCTGGATGTGGTCACACAGGAAACACCCGAGCGAAGTCACGCTTGTTCGCCCTGAAGATGATGAGAGAGCGGAGGGTGATCACTGGTCTGGCTGGAGTTGTCAGGCGCTTTATGCAGCACCGCCAGTTCCGGTATCTGTGCCCACATTCGAGAAATGGTGTGAGTTGACTGAGCAGAAACCTGTCGGATGGGTGCGTGATGCTATGAAAGAAGCGTATGACGGATGCCGCGACGCCATGCTTCAGGGTGCCGAAAAAGCCGAGTCGCCCACCACCATGCAGACCGCGCCAGCCCTAGATTCTTCGCCAAAAATTTCCGAGTCGCCCGTCAGCAACTCTCCGGTGATTCCGGATGGTTGGGTGCTGGTTCCTAAGGAGCCAACTCCAGAAATGCGTGAGGCGTACCATCAGGCGCAGGAAGAGTGTGAAGATGGCGGTAGATTATGGAGCCCAGACCACCAATGGAAGGCCATGATCGCAGCAGCACCGCAGCAGGAGGCGAAGTGATTATGTCGTGACAGCATAATTGCGATGTCAACGATAAGCAGAGGTTTGAAAATGAAATCACAATCACCAGTGCAGCATGAAGTTAACATCGACGGCAAAGAGTATGTTGTCACAGTAGTCCAAACCGGCAAGTCAACGTGGAGGGCATGGGGAGATTCCTGGGGGCGCCATATACTCGAAACAGGTTCTAGCGAACATAGCGCGCTTTCTCATTGGAAAGCAAAAGCTTTAGTTATGAATGGGTAGCGCGGAAACTTTGAAGGTATAATCCCCTCAAATAATCGAGGGGGTTTTTATGTCTGGTTGGGATAACGGTATAGATGCAGTTTCTGCGATTGCAGCTATCGCATCTGCGGTAGCAACTTATTTAGCATGGCGATCCTCAGAAGCTAGCAGGGCCACATCCGAAAAAGCTTTGCAGTTGCAAGGAAAGCAGTATTTGTACGAGACATTAAAAGCTTGCGCTGAGAGAGCGAATTCATACTCAAAAGGAAAGAAAGGGGCTGACTGGAGCTTTCATGACGCAGCCAATATTGTTCGATGTTTGAACATGGCAATGGGGAGCATAATAAATTACTCAGATACCAACAATCAGGATGCAATGAAAGGTCTGAAGCAATTCTTTATTAGCCAATTAAACATGGAGCTTTTTGAAGAGCTCAACTATGAGGTTGGGCCTGATGCCTTCTTTCACGGAGAGGAGCTAACCAGCATGACGAGCGATATTTACTCGCAGTGGTTAAACATTATTTCATTCTTTAACCTCATGATTGTCACAGATGATGACCTCGCCGATGAAACATAGCTTGATTGATTTTCCATAATCAACCCGCCATAATCATGTCATCGGAGCCTGAACAACTCCGGTGACTTCTGCGCTAAACGGGGACGTTTATGCGCACATACAATCCAACCTCTCTTCTCCATTCACAGATGCAGAAATGCACCTGCGATATTTTGCATCCAGCGTTTGATCTCTGCGGAGGTGAAGCGTGAACCTCCCACAAGATGGTATCAAATTGCATCGCGGTAACTTCACCGCTATCGGTCGGCAGATCCAGCCTTATCTGGAGGACGGCAAATGCTTTCGCATGGTGCTTAAACCGTGGCGCGAGAGACGCAGTCTTTCCCAGAATGCACTCAGCCACATGTGGTACAGCGAAATCAGTGAATACCTCATCAGCAAGGGTAAAACGTTCGCTACTCCAGCTTGGGTAAAAGATGCTCTCAAACACACATATCTCGGTTATGAAACCAAAGACCTGGTTGATGTCGTAACCGGTGATATCACCACTATCCAGTCGTTACGCCATACCTCCGATCTTGATACCGGAGAGATGTATGTCTTCCTGTGTAAGGTTGAAGCCTGGGCGATGAATATTGGTTGCCACCTGACTATTCCACAGAGCTGCGAGTTTCAGCTGCTGCGCGACAAGCAGGAGGCGTAATGGCTACACCGCTTATTCGTGTCATGAACGGACACATCTACAGAGTACCAAATCGTCGTAAGCGTAAACCTGAGCTGAAGCCATCCGAAATACCAACACTGCTCGGATATACCGTCAGCTTGGTTGATAAAAAATGGTTGCGACTGGCAGCAAGGAGGAGTCATGGCTGATTTGAGAAAAGCAGCGCGTGGTCGGGAATGCCAGGTAAGAATCCCTGGCGTATGTAATGGCAATTCTGAGACGTCTGTACTGGCACATATCCGGCTGGCTGGATTGTGCGGTACCGGTATCAAACCGCCAGACCTGATTGCCACCATTGCATGTTCTGCCTGCCACGACGAAATCGACCGCCGCACACATTTTGTCGATGCTGCATATGCAAAAGAATGCGCGCTGGAAGGTATGGCGAGAACACAGGTTATCTGGCTGAAAGAGGGGGTTATTAAGGCGTGAATACCTACAGCATCACATTACCCTGGCCTCCGAGCAATAATCGCTATTACCGCCATAATCGCGGACGCACGCACATCAGCGCAGAGGGGCAGGCATACCGCGATAACGTCGCCCGAATCATTAAAAACGCAATGCTAGATATCGGCCTGGCTATGCCTGTGAAAATCCTCATTGAGTGCCACATGCCGGATCGCCGTCGCCGTGACCTGGATAATCTGCAAAAAGCCGCTTTTGACGCACTCACTAAAGCAGGTTTCTGGCTGGATGATGCTCAGGTCGTTGATTACCGCGTTGTGAAGATGCCTGTTACCAAAGGTGGGAGGCTGGAACTGACCATCACCGAAATGGGGAATGAATGATGTTTGAGTTTAATATGGCAGAACTTCTTCGCCACCGCTGGGGGCGTCTGCGCTTATATCGTTTCCCCGGTTCTGTTTTGACCGATTACCGAATACTGAAGAATTACGCCAAAACACTGACAGGAGCAGGAGTATGAAGTCAGAGATAACAATCAACTAATACTGTTTTGTTGATTTTTGCTTGTAATTGGCGTTCTGGTCTGATTTTTGTGGAGTAAGTTGATGCGTGATATTCAGATGGTTCTTGAGCGTTGGGGAGCGTGGGCGGCTAATAATCATGAAGATGTGACCTGGTCGTCCATTGCCGCCGGTTTTAAGGGATTAATTACTTCAAAAGTAAAATCTCGCCCGCAATGTTGTGACGATGATGCGATGATCATTTGCGGGTGCATGGCCCGTCTGAAAAAGAACAACAGCGATTTGCACGATTTATTAGTAGATTATTATGTAGTCGGTATGACATTCATGTCACTGGCAGGTAAGCATTGCTGCTCTGATGGTTATATCGGGAAAAGGTTACAGAAGGCTGAGGGCATAATTGAAGGGATGTTAATGGCATTAGATATCCGGTTAGAGATGGATATCGTTGTTAATAACTCTAATTAATATGCCAATTGTTTACTAAAAATTATTAAAAATGGGGCGTTGAGACGCCCCCAAAAATAAAGGGTAATATATAACAGAAGGTTTATATAGTTAGAAGCAAGGTTGTGCTTCTAAAGGAAGTGGCTTGAGGGAGCCACTTATATGTTGGGGAGGCAACGCCTCCCGCAACATATCTTTTTCGTAATCAGATTAGAACTGGTAAACCAGACCTACAGCAACGATGTCATCAGTGCTTACACCGAGTGCTTTAGTGAAGTCATTTTTGTCAAGCAGGTTGATTTTGTAATCAACGAAAGTAGACATATTTTTGTTGAAGTAATAGGTTGCACCTACATCAACATATTTGACTAAGTCCTGATCGCCCCATACTCCAAGATCCTTACCTTTAGATTGCAGGTAAGCAACGGACGGACGCAGACCGAAATCGAACTGATATTGTGCAACAGCTTCGAAGTTTTGGGCTTTATTAGCAACGAAGTGATCAGCAAATACAGTCATATTCTGGGTTTCAGAATAGGTAGTGGCCAGGTAAATGTTGTTAGCGTCATATTTCAGACCTGCGGCCCAAACTTCTGCATTTTTACCGGAAGCAAATACTTCAGGAAGAACTTTCCCTGCATTAACTTGAGTGTCGGTACGATCAGATTTCGCATAAGTTGCACCGATACCGAATCCTTCGTATTCATAGGTAGCAGAGAAACCGAAGCCATCACCGTTACCTTCAGTGTAGTTATCGAAATCGCTACGATCGTTTTTGCCTTGGTACTGAGCAGCAAAGTTCAGACCATCAACCAGACCAAAGAAGTCGTTGTTACGATAGGTTGCAACACCAGTGGTGCGACCAGTCATGAACACATCTGTTTGGGTCCAGGTATCGCCACCGAATTCTGGCAGAACGTCAGTCCACGCACCGATGTCGTATGCTACACCGTAGTTACGGCCGTAATCGATTGAGCCGTAGTCACCGAATTTCAGGCCTGCAAATGCAAGACGGGTTTTGTCTTTGGAGGAACCTTGAGATTCAGCGCGGTTGCCTTTGAATTCATATTCCCACTGACCGAAACCAGTCAGTTGATCGTTGATTTGGGTTTCACCTTTGAAGCCAAGACGGGCATAAGTAGTATCACCATCATCTGCATCATTAGAGGAGAAGTAGTGCTTAGCATTAACTTTCCCGTACAGATCCAGCTTGTTACTGTCTTTATTATAAATTTCAGCTGCCTGAGCAGACATCGCCATCAGTACTGATGCAGCTACAGCAGAAATTGCCACTGTTAATTTTTTCATCGTGAGCCCTTTTTTTTGAACTATTATTAAAAAATGATGTCACTGCGCGATAAATATTCATCTAATCAATATGATTATTTCAAGATGTAAGTTTTGGTTTCTCGTTTGATTTGTGAAGTAGATCTCTATTTTTATCTGAACTTTTTTCTATCGAATCCTATTCATGGCTCTTGGCTGAATAAAAATAAATCTATTAGCCAATTTATATTAACGGCTGTTATTTATAAGTGCTCTATGATTTGAAGGTTCAATTTAAATCGGCTAAAAATAACACTGGAAATTATTTATTGGTTATTTGTTGAGGTTTTCTTATGTATTTGTGGTGATGTTTTGAACACTCGGTAGCATTCTCATAAATATCATTCAGTGGTTTACGTACGTAAAAAATTGGTTATGCTGTTAAGAGTGGTTACTTCGTCACACAGCTTAAACCCGCCGTCGAGCTGGTTTTTCCATTTTTTGAGTCTCGATATTAGCTGATAACTCAATACCTGAGTTATTCACTGACTCGGAGTCAGTTACGTTTCTGCTTTTTTGCGATACGTTGTATTCCCTCAATTTACACCCGCTTTGTCTGCGAGGTGGGGTTATGAAATTCATGGATAAGTTAACAACTGGAGTCGCCTATGGCACCTCAGCAGGTAGTGCCGGTTACTGGTTTTTACAGCTGCTCGATAAAGTCACTCCCTCACAGTGGGCAGCAATAGGTGTGCTGGGTAGCCTGGTATTTGGCCTGCTGACGTACCTGACAAACCTTTATTTCAAGATTAAAGAAGATAAGCGCAAGGCTGCGAGAGGTGAATAATGCCTCCATCATTACGAAAAGCCGTTGCTGCTGCTATTGGTGGCGGAGCAATTGCTATAGCATCAGTGTTAATCACTGGCCCAAGTGGTAACGATGGTCTGGAAGGTGTCAGCTACATACCATACAAAGATATTGTTGGTGTATGGACTGTATGTCACGGACACACCGGAAAAGACATCATGCTCGGTAAAACGTATACCAAAGCAGAATGCAAAGCACTCTTGAATAAAGACCTTGCCACTGTCGCCAGACAAATTAACCCGTATATCAAAGTCGATATACCGGAAACAACGTAG